TTCTGAGAATAACACTGAGGGCAGTTCATTCTGCCCTCTTTGATTATATCAGAGTTTTATTCGTTCGTCAACAGCAGTTGTTTATATTATGCCCCCCCGTTATAAAAAAGCATAGAGACCCTAACCTACAGAGGTGACAATTCGACTTCGATATAACACTCAGAAAAAAATTTTCCGAGGGTAAAAACCGCACTGATAAGGTCGCATATATAATTCGTCGATGGAATTCAAAGACCATCAAAAAATTTTCGCAGAAAAAAATTGGTCCTATATGGAAAAACTATATCATATCTACGCAGGTGGGAAATGTTTGCTTCCGAATATCAAGGAAGATGAATTCTCAGTCACCTGGAATACTGTTAAAGCAATGGTTGGTCTCATGCAGACTGACTATAATGAAAATGACCTCTCATATGAGGAAGTCGTTCTAAATCGTCAACTAATGCAGGAAGAATCCTCTTATTGACAAAACACTTATACACTGATAGAATTGATCTGAAGGTTATCAAAAACTATGGCAAAAGGATTTACTGTAAAGGCAAACGCACCAAAGAAGAAGAGTGCTGCCCCTGACTTTGACATTGAAGCAATTAAAGAAAGGATGAAAGGTAAGAAGATTGTCTTCTGCCTACCTGGACGTGGTTGTTCATTTACGTTTCTTAAGAACTTTGTACAACTGTGCTTTGATCTAGTACAGAATGGAATGAGTATCCAGATCAGTCAGGATTACTCATCTATGGTTAACTTTGCACGTTGTAAGGTACTTGGTGCAAATGTACTTCGTGGTCCTTCTCAGAAACCCTGGGATGGCAAACTAGAGTATGATTATCAACTCTGGATTGATAGTGACATTGTATTCAACACTGATAAGTTCTGGCAACTTTGTGATAGTGCTCTTGCTGCTGATGGTACTGAGAAAGAAGTTGTTGCTGGTTGGTATCTAACTGAAGATGGTAAGACTTCTTCTGTTGCACACTGGTTGGAAGAAGAAGACTTCCGCTCTAATGGTGGTGTAATGAATCATGAAACTATTGAAACTCTACCAAATCGTAAGAAACCATTCACAGTTGACTACACTGGTTTTGGATGGGTACTAATCAAGAATGGTGTATTCGAGAGTCTTGAGTATCCCTGGTTTGCTCCTAAGATGCAAGTCTTTGAGTCTGGTGCTGTACAAGACATGTGTGGTGAAGATGTATCATTCTGTCTTGATGCAAAGGAAGCAGGATTTGAGATCTGGTGTGATCCTCGCATTCGTGTAGGACATGAAAAGACGAGAGTTATCTGATGAAACTTGACATCTTTTATCAAGGTAATAAGATGTATTCTAATGTGACTCATGAAGAAGCAGCAGATATTCTTCATGAGTTAGCAATAGAGAAGTATGAAGAAAAAAATGATATTGACTTAGATCAATTAGAAGTTATTCAAAGAATAGAATGAAAATTGCAATTATAGGCAAAGGTACATCTGCGATTATTACTGCTCTACGTCTGATTCAAGATGATCATGACGTAGAGTTTTTTTATGATCCAGATAAAAATCCATTAAGTGTTGGAGAATCTACAACACCACATATTCAATCATTAATCTTAGAGACACTGGACATTAGTATCGGAGATCTTGCCGATGCAGGTATTGTTTCATATAAGAATGGTATTAAGTATATTGATTGGGGTGTTGGCGGATCGTTTCGACATCACTTCCATGGTGGTGAAGTTGCTTTTCATTTTGAGAGTGGGATATTAAATCCATTCATTCACAATCACTTAGAGAAAGAACATGGAATTGTTTATCATGCTGAGAGAGTCGATGAGTATGATTTTGAGGATGAACAAGTTGTTATTAATGATAAAGAGTATGACTACGTAGTTAACTGTGCGGGGTGGGATGATGAATCCGAATATTATAAACCCATCTTTGAGACAGTCAATGCGGCAATTTTGTATACCTCTGATACTATTGATGATGTAACTTATACACTTCACCGCGCTACTCGGGACGGATGGGAATTTGGTCTTCCTTTTCCCGATAGAGGCATTACCAAACATGGATACCTCTACAACCGTAACCTCTCGTCTCCTGAGATAGAAGGAAAGAAGATTTCATGGACTCCTAGATTCTCTAAGAAACTTTTACAAAATCGATTTGAAGCATATAATGGTAATCGTTTATTCTTTCTTGAACCATTAGAAGCATTGTCATTGATGTATTATCATGACTTTGCATCATCGATTGCAGAGTTCTTAAAGAGTGATCGTGATATCACAAAGTATCAAGAAACAAATAATTATTATCTAAAAAACATTACAGCATATAGTAAATCATTAGCATGGTATTATTCTTATGGGTCAATTCATGACTCACCATTCTGGAAATTAACTCAGGCACGTTCTTCTGTATATTTAAATTCACAATGTTTCTCGAATCGTATTGATTCAATGCTTGAGGGATACTATGCAGCAAAGAGTCTTCATGATGAAGAAGAAATTCTTAAAATAGGATGCTTTGGATATCATGACTTTAAGGATGTACACTGCGGAATGCTCCAGAAACCCATCCAGGAAGTCCTACAAGATGTTTTCGATTACCCATTAGACCCTTTACATATCCAGGAAGAAACAGTATAATATAGAGGTACATAAAACGGAGTTATATGGCAGTACGTTCAAAAGTCGGTCTCTCAGGTGTTAGTTTCATGCCTGGTAAACCAAAGAAGACTCGTCAGGGTTCTTCTCAGTATACCAAACTTGCAGCATCATCTCGTAATGCCAAAAAGAAACGTTATCGTGGTCAGGGAAGGGGTTAAATAGAAATAGTCTTAACCTAACTTAATGGCTGCTTTAATTTGTAATCTTCCCTCAGTAGAAGTATGGGTAAGAAAAGAATATCTTACTGATCATCAATCTGGACATGGTGAATATGTTAAAGGCGTCTGGGTATCGTGCAAATCGATACCTGGGCGCACTTTTTATTTTGAGACGTATTTGCCCGAATATGCTGCAATGTATGACAAACTACCTATCAGTGCGTTTGTGTCTGCTCCAGAGGCACCTACACCCGATATGGACCTTCCTAACCTACAGTTCTGGAATTGTATGGACTATGGTGTTGTGGCAATTACAAAGCAATTCATCGGTTCGATGGATTATGAACTCTACACAAGAGACTTTGGTATTCAGAAAGGCACTTATATTTGTACTATAGACAATTATCATCAGGATCCTGAGGTAGTAGACTATGCTACAAGTGAAAATCCTGCAGAACACAAGTCACATAACTTGATTGAACTTGAAAATGGACAATATGCACTGTATCCAAACAACAGAATGCGTATTTTTGATAACAGTTTGACACCTGTTGAACCAAAAATGCCCGATTTTAAGGTATCAACTCAATATTATCAGGTTGAAAATGGTTTTGAACGTCTTGGAATGGGTCGTGAAGACGAATATTTTTGGAAAACTGCTCAAGAACGTGAAAAAGAGGAAGAAAATCTTGAAGATATGTACAAATCTCAAGAAGGAAGGTTTTTAGATCCCCAATGACCCCCCGTTTCTCTCGACTATCCTTGCTAAATAACTTGATAATACTTATATTTGTGTGCGGTAATGCCTTTAGAGAGGGTAAGTAGGGGATTTAAAGACTTAAGTCTATCTTTTAAGCGTAATCCTTTATCTGATGATCTAATTACTATGAAAAATGATGTGGCAATTGCTAGATCTGTCCGTAATTTAGTGATGACTTTCACTGGAGAACGATTTTTTCAACCAAATGTTGGGTCTAAAGTATCAAGATTACTTTTTGATAACATGTCACCCATTCTTGCTGATCAAATTAAAGATGAAATTGCTAGGACACTAGCAATAAATGAACCCAGAGTTGCCGTTGAGGATATTTCATGTATTCCCAATTATGATGGTAATGATTATGAGGTTACTATTAAGTATAAAATCATTGGTATTGATGTCCCAGCAGCAGAACTTAGTTTCGTACTACAACCAACAAGATAAATGGCAATTACAAACTTTACAAGTCTAGACTTTGAACAGATTAAGGAGTCATTAAAGTCATATATTCGTTCTAATAGTACGTTCACTGACTATGACTTTGAAGGATCTACCCTATCTGTAATTATTGATCTACTTGCTTATAACACATACATTGCGGCATACAACGCAAATATGTTGAGCAATGAAGTTTTCATTGATAGTGCCACTCTTAGAGAAAATGTAGTTTCTTTGGCACGAAATGTTGGTTATTTACCAAGACCAAGAACTTCTGCACAAGCAAGAATCAGTTTTTTCATCGATTCTAGTGATTTTTCATCAAAACCTCGTTCAATAACTCTTCGTAAAGGCAACGTTGCCGTCAATACTAACAGTCGCACACAAAATGGACTCACTTTTTGTGTTCCAGAAGACATTACTGCGGTAATTTTCCAAGATAAAGCAGTATTTGATGATATAACGATCTATGAGGGCACTTTACTTAAAGAAGAATTTACCGTAGACACAAATATTCAGAATCAAAGATACATTTTATCAAATATTGGCATTGATTATAGCACAATTAGAGTTTCTGTGAAGGATAACTTCACATCTAATGATTCTATTGTCTATAAAATGGCAACATCCATTACTGAGATTAATGGAACTTCAAAAGTCTTCTTTATACAAGAAGTGGAAGATGAAAAATATGAATTAATTTTCGGTGATGGTGTATTTGGTAATGAATTAAAGAATGATAACATCATTGAAGTCTCATATATTCTTTCTAATGGTGATTCTGGTAATGATGCATCATCATTTAGAATAAATGGCAATTTTTATGACAATAATGGCAATTTAGTTGCAAGAAATATCTCTGATGTTGTCCTAATTCAAGCTGCTAGAGGTGGAGCTAGCATTGAATCAACGCAATCTGTCAAAAATTATGCTACTAGGTTCTATTCTTCTCAAGGAAGAGCAGTAACTGCAAGAGATTATGAAACTATTGTAAGAAATGTTTATCCAGAAACAGATTCTATCAATGCTTTTGGTGGTGAAGAGTTAACTCCACCTAGATTTGGAAAAGTTTTTATCACGATCAAACCAAAAACTGGATTATTCCTATCAAATAGTCTAAAAGACAGTATTAAGAAAGAACTTAGAAGTTATGCCGTAGCAGGAATTGTGCCAGAGATTCTTGATACAAAATTCTTATTCGTTGAATCGGATGTTACTGCATATTATAATCCTTCGATGGCAAAAGACTCTAATACTGTTTTTCAAAAGATTGCAAAGACTTTAACTAACTTTGCTTCTAGTGAAGAAATGAATATGTATGGATCTAGATTTAGATATACTCAATTTACATCATTAATTGATAGATCAGATAAATCAATTACTTCAAATATAACTGAAGTAAGAGTTCGTAGAGATGTAAGAGCAGTTTTGAACAAATTAGCAGAATATGAAGTTTGTTTTGGCAATTCTTTTAAAATTATGAGATCTGATGGATATAATATTAAATCAAGTGGATTTAAAGTTAGTGGTGTAAGTAAAGTAGTCTATTTTTCAGATATTCCTAGTTCTAGTGGTCAAGGTGAATTGATTTTGATCACTGTTCCAGAAGAAGTACTGACCGAATCTGGAGTTCAACAACCTCAAAGAACTTTTGGAGAGATTGTAAGAAGAAGAGTAGGTACTGTTAACTATGACACAGGAGAAATTAATATTAGTGCAATAAATATAACATCTACTGAAATTGAAACGAATCAGACTATACAAATATCTGCGGTCCCTAGATCAAATGATATTATTGGTCTTCAAGATCTGTTCTTACAGTTCGATACTGGAGAATCTAATATAAATGTTATTGAAGATAACATCCTATCGGGTGCTGATCCTACAGGAAACAGATTTATTTCTACACCAACCAATTCAGATACAAACGTCATCAGATCAAGAATCTAACTTAAACATAAAATGGATATAAGAAGAATTCGTCTATCTCAGGTTCTGGAAAATCAAATTCCAGATTTTATAAATGATGAATTTCCGTTATTTAAGGATTTTCTACGACAATATCAAGAGTCTAATGAAATTCCAGGTGCGGCATATGATTTGATGTCTAATATTGACAAATATGTTAATTTAGATACTATACTATTAGCACCTAAGGATACATTTTTAATAGTAGATGATGATGCATTAGGATATAATGATGATGTTATCGAGGTAGAGAGCACTGCAGGGTTTCCTAACGCGTATGGTCTGCTAAGAATTGGTGCTGAGTTTGAAGATGATGAGTTATCTGGTGGTGAGATTGTTACATATACGTCAAAAACAGATACTGAGTTTCGAGGTGTTGTTAGAGGGTTTAGTGGACTAACAGAAATTGGTGATGAATTAAAATTTCAAACTTCTAGCAATATTGAGCACTTTGATGGTGAATTAGTTGAAAACTTAAGTGTTTTATTTTTACAAGAGTTTTTCAAAAAAATAAAATCTCTTATTGCTCCAGGATTTGAAGACAGAACTCTAAACTCCAACGTAAATAATAGATTATTCTATAAGCAAGTTGGAGATTTTTATAGATCCAAAGGAACAAAACAAGGATTTGAAATTTTATTCCGAGCATTATACAATGCTCCAGTAGAAGTAATATCTCCATCAAATTATGTCTTTGAAGCAAGTTCTTCTTCCAATAGAACAACTAGAGACTTAGTTCTATATACTGATGATCAAACTACCGATTTCACAGATCTAATTTTACATAGAACTCTGAAACAACCAGAAGAAGATGCTATTGATAATCCCAACAATCTTTCTGCATACGGAACTATCACTAATGTAGAAAGAATTGAAAGAAATGGTGTTAGGTATTATCTTGTAAGTCTTGATGGTGACTATGATAAGGATATTAGTGTTGACGGTACGGTTTTCGGAACATTTGTTACTACATCAACAACTAAAGTAACAGAAGACTATGTTGAGGTAGATGGAGAATACCCAGAATTCCTTAATGTAGACTCTACATTATCATTTGATGATGGTGGAGTTCTTGACGTATACAGTATAGTCGATAATGAAACTGTAACTAATAGAATTGAATATGGTGATAAAACTATAAATGAATTTTATGGTGTTCGTGATGCTGAATTTGATATTCCAAGAGGAACTCTAATTTCTTCTAGAAGATATGCATATGTTAATCTAGCAAATGATAATATTCAATACTTTAGAGTTACTCAAGTCCTAAGTGGAATTACACCTGATGGAAGTTCATACTTTGCTGAAGGTGATCCTATTAAATTCAATACTTTAGGATTAAGAGAAGATTCAACAAAATATAATGATTGGAAATATAATACTACAGCAACATACTTCATCAAATCAATAGAACTACTCAGTAGTCTGAATAGAACCTATAGAATTATATTGAATGCTGATTTTGATTTAACTATATTTGATAATTTCTTCCTAATTGACAATAACAATACATCTTATGATACTTTTATCTCTGCTAGGGAAAATACTGATGAATATATTATCACATCATCCAGTATTATAGATTTAACTCCACCAAAAACATTTAAATTTGAAAGAAAATTAAATAAAGCCAAATTCTTATTCTTCCCAGAGACAAAGAATTATGTAACTGATGTACAAAATCTATACAGACCAGATACATTTAAAGATGATATGTTTATTGCAGCATCATCTTTACCAAGTTATGATAATAAACAACTTTCTACAAATGATAAAAGAATAACTTTTAGTGTTTCAATTCCTAGAGATGAAACTGGCAATAAAGTAATAAAAGTTGGTCAGGATGCTACTGTTACAGAATCTGAGAGAAATCATTCATTCTATACTGGTGATTCAATAATCTATTCCGAATCAGATGATTCTAATAGATTGTTCACTGTAGATAGTGCAGGTAATCTATTTGCTCTAGCAAATGGCAGATATTATGTAACTGTTGTAGATAGTAAAAATATTAAATTATCAACCAGTTTAAATCGAGTTTATACGAAAGATTATCTCTCTATTGTAGGAAGTGTAACTGACAATACTTTCTATTATTCAGATTTCTTTGATATTGAAAAAGTTCTTAATATCAAAAAACCATTCGTATTAAAGTCAAAAAGGTTAGTAAAGAGAATTATACCACCAATCGATCAATCAGATCCAATAGAAACTGTTCCAGGTAAAATTGGAATATTTAAGAATGGTGTTGAACTTCTAAATTATAAGTCAAAAAATAACATCTACTATGGTGGAATTGAGGCAGTTGAAGTTCTATCTGGTGGTGAGGACTATGATATTATTAATCCACCATCACTAGAGTTTTTTGATGGTGAGAATGCTGATGGTGACACTAATGGTGGTATTGGTGCAACAGGTAATTTTGTTATTAAAGGATCTGTAAGAGATATTATAGTTCTAAGTGGTGGATATAATTATGTAAATCCACCAACTGTAAAAATAACTGGTGGAAATGGAACACTATGTGATGTCTCCCCAGTCATGGAGACGTACACACACGGTGCTACAATCGATTCTGCCAGTGGTTTTAATGTCGGTCTATCAACAGATAAAATAACCACTTTAGAGGACCATCTATTCGTCCCTGGTGAAAGGGTCATTTATAACTGCGAATTGAATAAACAAGAAATTGGTGGTTTAAAAAACAAAGCAATTTACTATGTTGGTGTTGCTAATAGCACTTCATTCACTCTACACAATTCAGAGTCTGATGGAAAAAATAATATTAATCCAATAGACTTAACTGGATTTGGTGAAGGCAGACATAAATTTGATGCTGTAAAGAAAAAGAAAAGACTTAGTGCTCTTAATGTTACTTCTTCTTCCGACGATTTTACTTTTAGAAAAGTATCATATGATCCGTCTTCAGTTTCCGAACCTATTGATTTTTATAAAAATACTATTAACATTCCAAATCATGGTTTCTCAACTGGTGAAATTGTAATATACGAATCATCCACAACACCAATTACAGGTCTTACTAGTTCATCTTCTTACTATATTGGTTCTATTGATAGAGATAACTTTAAATTATATCCAGTAGGTGTTGGAACCTTAGCAAAAGATTATTACTATAATGAAGGAACTTGTTCCGAATTATCATCAAAAGGTGTAGGTAGACAATATTTTAGATATCCAAATATTGAAGTAATAATTACAACATCTAGTCAAGACATTGCTTCAGTAGAACCTCAGGTTCTTCCGATTGTTAGAGGTAAAATTACTGATGTATTCCTGGAAGGTCATGGTGTTGGATATGGTTGTACAAATATCTTTAACTATGAAAGACAACCTGATATCAAGGCAGAACCAGGGAAACTTGCTTCCGTAAAACCATTTATTATTGATGGTGAAATCAAAGCAGTTATTATCCAAAATTCTGGTCAGAAGTACGTTTCTACACCAACAGTTCAGATTTTCACTGATGGAAA